CCACACTCCGCGGATTTAGCAGAATTGGCAGAACACGTCGGCGGCCTGCCTAACATAAATGTTAAGCAGCCGGTATTAAAATGTAATCCGCTACATATAATAAAAGCATTTAAATTAATAGAACGTACACTACTCACTAGAGTTGTGCCGACTACTAATGAATGGAATTCTTTAGAACTCGGTATATATAGAGAACAGCTGGTACGGGCCACGGATAGCCTATCAACACTGCTATTAAGCATCCGCGCGCTTGGTCAACGGCATGCAAAACTTTCATTGACATTGCTAATGACTATCATCGCGATATACAGAGCATTCAAAGTAAAAGCTAGAGCTGAAGAAACCACAATAGTTAACCCATATAACGGACGTACTCCAATTCAGGAGGTTCTTGATACTCATTTCACCGATGCATCAATAGATGCCTTCTTAGATAAATTCTTAGATAAGAAGAAACTTGGGGACTTTAAATCACTATTTATATACTCCGGGAATGCATCATCTCCAAACGGAGGGCACTCAAGTTTGCGATATCTAGCAGATACTGCTGCGGTTATTAATGATCCAAAATTGTATAATGCAATCATAGGACTATCAAGTCAGTTCACCTTTGGAAAGGCATTTATTAAAATAATAGAAATATTAAAAGTGAATATTTACGACCCAGAATATATAAAAGACAAGATACATTCTAGATTAGTAACATTTACAGCACCTGGGGGGAAGGCCCGGATCATAGCAGTAGTAGACTGGTTATCGCAAACCGCTCTTTCGGCAGTCCACAAGACCCAGTTCAAGCTACTCCAAATGATACCGTCCGACAGAACTTTTGACCATAAAGCAGGAATGAATCTCTTCATTCAAGAGGCTAAATGTTATCATTCAATCGACCTATCCGCAGCTACTGACCGATTACCTCGCCTTCTGCAACAACGGCTAATAGAGCGCATCTTTACCCGATTGGATCTAGATGGTGTGGCTATAGGTAAGTATTGGGCGGATATAGTTGATCGGGAGTACTCAACGAAAAATTCATCCCTTGAGAAAATAGCACCGACACTCCGTTACTCAGTCGGCCAAGGCATGGGTCTTTTCAGTAGTTGGTCTTCCATGGCTCTCGTGCATCATTACATAGTAAACCAAATATGCGGCTGCACTTTCGAAAATTATGTACTAGTAGGCGATGACTTACTCATGCGTAACTCGGAAAGCCAATTCACACAATATATAGATCTTATGGATCAAATAGGTGTTCAAGTTAACTTATCCAAAACAGTAATTTCAATGCAACAACCTCATTCTGCTGAGTTTGCTAGAAATTTTGTAATCGATGGGCATAGAATAAACCTTCTGCCCACCGGTTCCATTATAGCCTGGCTAGATGGTAAAATAGGTGTTCTAGAGCTATTTTGTTCCTTTGCTCCGGTATTATCAGAAGTTTCGATTTCAGTAATACTGGATTACCTAAAAATTAAAGATCCATTAATGTTAATAGATATCGCATACTTTTTAATACGTGATAATTTCTTAACTTATCAGCAGGCTAAAGATCTGTTGAATCAATTTTCTGTTAAGTTAATACTCACTCAAATTCATATTGAGGGTATAATTAAAGTAACCGCTAACAAACCTTCTTCTCCTGCGAGAGTGCAGCTTTCTACACTCACCCAAGCACTTGAGTCACAGTGCACTATCCGCCATGAGGCTGACCTAGAAAAGCTAAGTGAGTTGGCATTAGACTTTTCAGTGCTCAAGTTCGCGGGAAGAGATATAGAAGATTATAGTCAGAAGATGCATGACCGAATCAACGACGCCAAGTACATTCAGTACGACCACGACTTCGCAATCTCTACCGTAACAAGACGCGAGCACAAGCTTATCAAGGACTTGCTACTCACCTTGGAAGGTAGCGACAGAAGTCTAAGAGCAGGCTCGAAACGTATAAGATAACAGAATCCACTACAAGACAAGTGAAAATCGGCTACGTACCGCAGATACGCGTAGAAGCGGTCTACGCCCGGATTGAGATATTCATACTCAGGCCGGAAGGTCACTAAATGTGCCCGACGGTCCGTGTAGTTGATAGCTACCTCATTTTCCAGGGAATTCGTGATCGAATA